TGGGGTCATCGGTATAAGATGGACAGAGTCCACTATAACTGGGACAGAAACTTTCATACCTAAGGAGTATTTCAAATGGCAGCAATGGCTGATATTACAGTCAAAAAAGCGGACGAAACGACAAATATCGTCTACACCGCAAAGGTGGCGAGTGCAGGTGATCGCACTCCAGCAATCTGGAAATCAACGACGGTGGGTACGGCCCCCGCACACAATCCTGGTCTGACTTTGGCTACCAAGTCAAACGGCGATGGAAAGGTGCGTCGTGCCGAATTTGCCTTCTACTACCCCCAGACTGCTGTCGCGTCCGATGGCTCCGTTTCCGTCGTCAACGTTGCCCTATGTTCGGGCAGCTGGGCTATTCCGCAAGGGATGCCCCAGACTGATATTAATGAGGCAGTGGCCCAGTGTAACAATCTTCTGGCGTCCACGCTCGTTAAAACCAGCGTCAAAGACGGATATGCCCCTACCTAACAGGAGACTGTTCGGAAAGAGGCCGGACCGACGCCGGAAATCGGCTATGGTCCAAGTTGCGACTGTACTTGCCTATGCGACACTTATCATGTTGGGATATATATCTCCTGATGTGGTACCGGTGTTGCATAAGGTGAGATGTAGCCCTGAACCGACTCTTGAGCCGGTCACGAGGTTGGCAGAGATGCCTACCCAGGTTACGCCTTAACAACTAACGGAGTTAAAAAACATGGATATCGACGATCTGTTACATGTTGCCAACGCAATTTGGGTTGGCGCCGACACACCCGTCGCACTTGGCTGCCATTTAAGGGCCAAGTATGGTGAGTGGGAGCAACTCGCTCGTATGAACGTTGCTCCGAGTGACTATCGCACTGCCGATGCTTATAAGGTTGATGCTCAGTGTGTGGGTTTCCTGCGAAAGTGCAAGGACCTGCCCACAGGGATAGACCTCGAGGACGTTGCTTCAAAGACGTTCTTTGAGTCGGAGTTGCGGTGTGCTCATACCAACGCTTTCTTCTCTCGATTCCTCAACAACCAAGGCCCTTTCGAGGGACCTGTGGACGAGAGACGCTACGAGTTTATTTCTCGTGTGCGGAAAGAAGTTAAGCGGTTGATGGGCCAGCCCCCCACAACTTTGTATTTCAAGTTGGGGAAGGGGAGCACAGTGTCGGATCCTGGCATGTGGTCTACCGTGCCGCACAAGTTTTCATCTGTACCCACAATTACCCGTCTTGCGTTCCACTTGTTTCCTATGTGGGCGCAAACGGCATGGGCTAGAAACCTGTGTCGCGAGACGGAGATCAGGGTGGTGGACAATGATGAGTGGTTAAGCGTGCCAAAAGACGCCCTCAAAAATAGGGGTATCTCTAAGCAGCCATCCATCAACATTGCGAGCCAATTAGCCATCGGACAGTGTCTACGCCGAAGGCTTAACCGTCGGGGAATTAACCTCGACACGTTGCAACTAACTCATAGGCAGATTGCTTGTGAAGCCTCTAAGTCAGGGGCCAGTGCAACGATTGATCTGAGTAATGCTTCAGATACAGTAGCCAAAGTAGTTGTTCAACTACTTTGTTCCCACGAGTGGTTTGCATTATTAAATTCCACTCGAGTACCGGTTACCGAAATGAAAAAGGGTAAACGGGTCTACCTAGAAAAGTTCTCAGGTATGGGAAACGGCTATACGTTCGAACTCGAGACTATTATATTTCTCGCCATCTGCCGTGCTGTTTGCGGTGATGCCGATGAGGTCTCGGTCTACGGTGATGATATCATCGTACCGGCTGAACGAGCCCAGAACGTTGTGCTTGCATTGCGATTCTTCGGTTTCCAACCGAATCTGAAGAAAACGTTCCTCACGGGCGCCTTCCGTGAATCATGCGGAGGCGACTTCTTTCAAGGGTGTGCAGTAAGACCGCACTTCCAAGATGAGGCACCTACCAGCCCTGAAGGCTGGATCGCTCTTGCAAACGGTCTGCGAAGGATCTGGTGCGAAGACGCATTTGATCCACGGTTCTTGAAGGCATGGTTGATCTGCTTGGAATACATCCCAAGCGACATCCGTGCATGTAGAGGACCTACGATACTCGGGGATATTGTAATTCATGACTTCCCGAGCCGTTGG